TCATCATTTTCCTCTTTGATTTCTAGTTTGAGAAATTTTTCAAACAATATTTTGATAGCACCGTTTCCGCCTAGTTCGACGTAGCTTTCATAAAGTCTTGAAAGTTCTTCGATTTCATGCTGACTTGTCTTTCCACGGCGTATTGCTTTTTTTAAGTTTTCTTGCAATCGAAAACGCTGTAACCGTTGCAAGCCTTTTCCGATAATCGTCAAATTTCGTTGATTATCTTTTCCAATCTCTTCCACGCTTGAGACTGACTTTTCGAGGGTATCGATTTTATTCGATAACCCCTCAAGGCGTTTGTCAGCTTCTTTTGATGTTTTTGTACTCTTGAATGAAAAGTAGCTTGGAATGATAACGACTAAAACGGGCGTAAGCTTATCTATTAAAGTTAGAAAGTCCAATCTAACCACCCTCTTTCTAAATTGGATGACTATTGAACGGGTTGAGTTTCTAACTCGCTAGAAGGTTTTTCTTGTTTAGGTTCCGTCCACTTCCAGATACCTAGCTTACCGTTTTGTTCAAGACTTGCGAGTTCTTCAAGTGTTTGTCCTTGATAAGTGAACGCTTCATTTACTTGAACCATAACACGTTTACCTTCTTGGAATTTTTCGACATGGTTCGGATTTTCAAGTGTGAAGATTTCTTGCGATTGGTAAGTCTTGCCAGTTTTACCAAGATCAACCAATTCAAGACCACGCTTAAAGACTGTCGGATTTAGCGGGTTATCCGTATCAGTAACACGAGCCAATACCGCCCAATCTGCAACTGCTTTTACTTCCGCAATTTTAGCGTCTTTCTCAGCAAGTTTTGTTTCGTAGTCTTGCGCTTGTGTGTGCAAGTCTTCTTGAAGTTTCTTCACACCGTCAGCTGGGTTTAGCTCAGTAGCTACTTGACCGAGTACCGCTTGAATAAGAACTTCGTCTGTTTCGTTAACACGGTCACCAATCAAAACACGGTCAAAAGCTGTGTATGGTGCTTCTTGTCGGATTGCTACGAATGTGCGGTTATTTTCTTGTAAATATTTGTTTACTACTTTAAATGTCATATATTATGCTTCCTTTTCTTCTTTTTCTGCTTGTAGTTGTTGAAGTTGCGCTTGTGCTTCTTCATATAGTGCTTTGTAATTCGCGCACTCAATCGTTTTGTTTGCGAATTGAATTGCTAAGTCATTAATCACTTTGCCTGCTTGGTTCATTTATACTCCTGTCATTTAATTCTTACGTCGTATCGCCCAGGTGCTCCGAGCTTGTTTTGTTTAAACCAGTTTTCAATACCAATAAAGTTAGCGTTAATTGAATTGAATAAAGCCACTAAAGATGACCTTTTAATAATAATATCGTCAACCCCTCTGATTGTATTATCTACGTTATTAATTATAATTCCATTTTTATCACTTGCATTGTATAACATGGCTATTTCATCACCGTACAAGTTTACGGCTGTTGTATTGTCGTTTGTATTCCATATCTGAATACCGGCCGAACCGTCGTCCATGTTGATATGGCCGTTAGAGTTTGACATCAAAGCGGTATATGAACCGGGTTTTGTATTAATCGCTCCTTGACCGAAAATAAGATACTGAATTGGTCGCCCAGCAAATTGATTTTTGATACCAACGCCCGATTGGTTCATCTCAATCCAGCCAGTCTGTAAGTCAAAATCAGTAACGCTATTCAAAGATGATAGCTTTCCGCCTCGGATAATGTTAGCGGTCAAGCCCTCTGCGACAATGTTTTTCGCTGAAATATTGATAATATTAGCCTTGCTTGCGTCAATCTCTCCGATGTGCGCCGTGCCAATTTGAGCGTTACCAATCATAGATTTTTTAATCACACCGTCTTTGATGTAAGTTTTCTCTCCGACTGAGATTAGACCCTCATTGATTTTAACTGAGCCGTCAGGGTTTAGGTTGATAGCGCCCAGCACATCACTAGCACTATTCAGAGTTCTAACAGACCATGAGTTAGATAGCAGTGTCATTTGTGCCCGTGTAGCCTCTGAGGTTTTTTTGGCCTCCTCAGCCTTTTCAGCAACTTCAATCGCTTTTGCTTGAGCATTTTCTGCTAAGTCTTTAGCTTCGTCTGTGATTTTGTACGCATCATCGAATTGGCTTGGTTTGTATGGTCCAGTCTTTGACCCACGAACCAATATAGGCTCTTTGAACTCAACCCAACCGTTTTTGGCCATATAAATATAGAACGGATATCGCCCTTTCGGGTCTTCACCAAAAGCGAAGTCTTCTTGAACCGTGAAAGTTTGTTGAAACTCTCGCCATTCATCTGACGCTGGAGTGTTAGGGTTTGCTAAATCAGCCGATAATAACATTTTATTATCAACGTGATTTTTCACTGTAAAGACAAAGTTAGTATCAACTTTTTCACGGATTCTATACTTGAAACCTAGCGTATAGGTTTCGCCACGATAGATTTTTTTAACATAGATAGGGAGTGTGAACCCACTAAAATTATAGCTTGTTAACCCTTGCGCTTTGACTGTAAATACACCATCGTTTACAGATACATCCACACCATTTCTAGTAGCATTTACTAACGTGTGTTTATCTAGCGTCAATGAATTTACAATCAAGTTGTTATCGTCTGTAACGTACTTTCCGACTTCTGTTTGAAAAATCTCACTACTCATGATAAGCCGTGAAGCATTTCTCGAAATATCACTCTCTGAACTACCTAAAATACGTTCATATAGTTGAGCTGTTTCTTTGACCCGCTGAAAGTCAAATTGGTTTACTTTGCCAGCTACACTTTCCAACAAATTTGTAAATCGTCCATTGACTTCTTCTTTGTATTCAAGTAAGCGAACGATATTATCGGTTGTCGTTTCTTCAACTTTCTTCAATTTTCTTGCGCTATCGTTAGCGATTAGATTGGCTTCTTTTGCTAAGGTTTCGCTTGCCCCAGCCTTTTTCAAAGCCTCTTCTGCTTTTGTTTTAGCTTCATCAACGCCCGAAAGATTGAGGTTTTCAAATCGCTTGCTGATTTCGGCAATGATTTCTTGGTCGCTATTGCTTCGGATAACTTCTTCCCAAGCTTCACCCGTCCACCGTAGCATGATTGTTTGCCCTTCGTGTTCGGGGTTTGGTTTGAACCATATATCATTAATACCGACTTTTCCAACGTGTGCTTTAGTCGGATCATTCGCACCGTACCAGTTACGGTTTAGACCGTTTGGAGTTGGTAAAAAATCAGGTAGATTTTTAAGTAAGCTGTTGAAGTTATTTGAGATCAGCTCATCTGCTTTCTGACTAGCGATATTTTGGATTTTAGCTTCGTTACTTTCTGAAATCCTATCGCCAAGTTTAATGTCGCTTGATTCGTTATTCAAGCGGTTAAACGTGATTTCAAAAATACGGGTATCATAATCTAACTTCTTATCGTGTCGTACTACTCGAATAGTGTCGCCAATATTGACATTTTTTAAGTAAACCGTTGATGTTTTTAAGGTCAACTGTGGGCGTGCAGCGTTTACTAACTGCTCATACGTTCGACGAATTAGAACGTTAGCATCTTCTTCTTCTTCAAAGACTGCAAAGCCAACTTTTGCTCGCATTGTACCATCTGCATTCTTGATACCGTACTTTTTCGTCATTTCGGGCAGTTCGACATATTTCTGACCTTTTGGTTTGTCAACTGGTGCGCCTTTGGCTTTTTCCCAGATGATATCTTCAAATGTTATTCTACGTCCATAACCAGCTTGTCCGCCTTCGCCCGTTGGTGCGCTGACTTCTTCACCTTTACCACGCCCAATTAAAGCAGTAAATAGATTTGTGCGCTCTACCTCTTGCAAGATTTGAAGTGCATTGTGTCCATAAACGACACGTTTTCCAGTAGCTTCGCCGATACGTTGCTTGAAATCAATATAGCGTGCGCCAATTTTATTGCCGTTCATCTCAACGAAAAACTGCATTTCTAGATTCCACACTTGACAGACTTTTTTCAAGGCTTCAAATGTTGAAATGTAGTAAAAGTTTGTTGACCGTTGACTTGTTTCACTAACAAAACGTGCTTGCCAGTTAGTGCCTTGTAGTAAGTCGTCAATGACAGGTCTAGCAAGTGAATTATGAGGTCGCTTGTCTAAAACAACCGACTTTCTCAATTCTTCAATACCAGATTGGACACCAATTAATGTTGTAAGCTTTTCCGAGAATTTTTGCGCAATATAGAAAAAGTGGAATTTGTGCGCATCTTCAATTGACTGAATAGCCATATATTCCACTTGTTCCAATTCTTGCGCCGTTAAGTCTTTCATTTCTACGGTCAGACGGTCTGACACGTATTTTTCAGTCGTTAACGTGAATTTTTGGAGGGCGGACTTAATCGCATCTTTTTTTACAAGTTTGATTAGATTTTCGTTTTTGTCGAATAAGTAAATCATCTTCGCTCATCCCTCCATTTCACTTCTTTAACCGTTGCATTTGTAGCTGAAATGGTATCACGGTTTCTGACCTTGAAGTTTTCAAAGTCACTAAATAAGTCAAGTTCGCTCAAAATACTACGGTTTTTATACAAGGCTTTTACTTCTTCTGCTTCAAACAAGATTGTAATATCTTGATTGGCATCATAAGCGCCAGTAAATGAAATTGTTTGTCGTCCATTTGTGATTCTGACTGTATCTGTTGTTTTTGTGGTTGTTACAACAATTTTTTCAGGCATAACTTCAAAAGCGCCCGTCAATTCGATAATGCCCGTAGAAGTTTTTAGCTGTGATTTCTTGTAGCCGTCCGGAACTAGCAAAGAGAAACGGCTGACAATGCTTTTTGAATTTTCTTCAAAACTATCAGCACCGCTAAAAATTGCGTAATAAGTGAAATTAGGTTCATCCTTGAAAGTTACTTCAAGCGTTTTTGAACCGTTGTTTGTCGTTCGCAAAAACAAATTCAGTTTATCGAATTTTTCTCGCAGTTCTTCGCTCGTTTCAGCTTCAAGCTGATATTTGATTTCAAGAACCCTTGACGGCTCTGAAATATCTTCGATCCATACTCCACGACGTCCGGCGATAGAGGTCGTTTTGACCTCTTGCCCGACTAAACCTCTACCCGATACCGAAAGTTGTCTATACCCGTCCACAATCTCGTTTACGGGTGTTCCGTTAATGCTCATGTTATCGCTAGGCTCGATAGCCACGATGTCGTTATGTTTTTCTAGTTTTGAATATCCATACATGGTATCTCACCTTTCTAATAATTAGTTGCTAAAGTCAATTCCATTTCTTGAGCGCTTGTAATATCTTCAGTAAATGCTCTATAAGTCGTGTTACCCATTTTAAGAACGATGTCCGCAGATTGTTGCCCAACTGTGATTGTACCACCGTTGAAGTCAACTGATGTATCATAGCCAGTCAAACGTCCTAATTGGCCGTCTACGGCGTTTAATTCGCCTTGTAATGTTCCGGCTAGGTCTTTACCAGTAAACGCATCAATCGCCCCTTGAGCCATGTTTCTGACTGATTTCATGACTGCGCCAGCTTGGTTGTTAACACCGATAATAAAACCTTCGTCTGTGTAAATACCAAACTGTCTAAACACTCGTGATGGCGAACGAATGCCAAGTAAACGTTTAGCGCCATTGATAGCGCCACTTACTGCGCTTGTAACTGAGTTAATTAAAGCACCAGCGGCATTCCTAACACCGTCCACAAATCCCATAATCAGATTGTGACCGACATTCACGGCTTGATAGATAAAGTTTCTAGCAGATGCCACTGCATTATCAAATCCACTTCTTACCGCTGAAACAATACGAGTTCCAGCATTTGTTACTGTGCTTACTACGTTATTCCAACCGTTTAGAACTACATTCTTGATATTTTCAATAGCATTTGAAATAGCTGATTTGATATTTTCCCAAGAATTAGTTATCCCACTCTTGATTTTCTCAAGTATTCCAGTTAAGAATGAAACAATGCTATTCCATATATTCTGAATAATGCTTTTAGTCGTTTCAAGTGCCGTTGAAATAGTTGATTTGATAGCTCCCCAAGCGTTAGAAATTGCTGTTTTAATAGCTTCCCATATTGTTGATAAGAAATTTGAAATAGCGTTCCAAGAATTATCCCAAACGCTCTTGATGCCTGTTAAAGCAGTTTGAATAATTGCCAAAAATCCTTCAAAAGCGATTTGAAGTAGCGCCTTCATACCTTCCCAACAAGCAATCAATACTTGCTTGATAGTTTCCCAAGCGCCAGACCAATCTCCGTTGATAATCTGCATAACAGCTTTAATAATTCCAAGAATAACATTTAATGCAGTTTCAATGACAACTTTCAAAATATCCCAAGCAACTGAAACTACTGCCACAATATTATTCCATGTTGCTTCAATGAATGGTGCTAAGAAATTAGTTACTGTTTCAACTACTGTTTTAATGGCATTCCAAACAGTCGTAGCCGTTTGCTCAAATAAAGCGTGGTTTTCGTTCCACCAAGAAATTAACGTACCGAAAATTTCCATGACGAATGAAACAACTTCCTGAATAGCACTTGTAACCGTACTTCTTACCGCTTCAAATGCTGAATTAACCTTGTTTCTAAATTCTTCACTTGTGTTATATACACCGACTAAAATAGCTATCAAACTTGCTATCACTGCGATAACAACAAGGAATGGTGCACCTAGTGAAGATACAACGCCAACAATTTTAGCAAACGTTACACTTAATGCGCTACCGCCTGAGTTTAGCAATGTAAACCATGCTGAAACCTTAGATACTGCGCCAGCTATAAAGCTGATAGTACCTACTAACTTACCAATAACTGAAATCACGCCACCTATTGCAATTAAAGCGGGGCCAGCCGATACTGCGATAAGTCCTAGCCATTTCTGCCACGGTTCAAGTGGTAGATTGTCCCATATTGTCAAAAGAACCCTTACGACATTATCTTTGAATGTCAATACTGTTTCTTTTAGATTTTCAAATAAGCCGTATATATCAGCTTCGCCATGCCCTAGACCCGCTACTAAGTTTTCAAATGATGCCTTCATAGCTTGGAATGAACCTGAAACTGTTTCGCTTGCTTCTTTTGCTGTTGTTCCAGTAATTCCTAGTCTATCTTGAGTGATGCCGATTGCTTCAATCAACGTATGGAATGGAATATCCTTCACGTTTTGCGCTGTTGCTTCAAATTCTCCGTTTAAAACGCCTGACTCGTTAACAAGACGTGCCATTTCGCCAGCAGTACCACCATACACGGTACATATTCGCCATAATTCGCTAAATTATGACCGTCTTTTCAGACTGCTCTATGTCGCCATAGAGATTAGACTATCTCTTATACTTTTAAAAGTATCCTAGCGCTTCGGCTCGCTTGAGCCTACTCTACTCCATTAAAAAAACACCCTCTCGAATGTTTTTTCTGTTTCGTTAGTCGTTACACTTTCAAGAATAATTCTTGCTTAGCACGGTATTGCCTAAGCTACTCTTAGGGTTTCACCGTTTTCACTAGGTTTATACTCGGCTATGGTTTTTCTACCGAGTTTTAGGTTATCTAACATAGTATAATTGTCCTTTGCAAAACCTTGATAAGCGTTTTGAATATCAGACATATTAGTACCCATTTTATTGGCATTCCTTTATACCCTCGGTTTCCCGATATTTAAAAAAGCCAAGCAATTTTATGCAAGGCTTAAGGGGAGTAGACTATATCATGTTATACAAATTCAAATTTGTGTCCTTTATGAATACTGCCATGATTGCAACTTCTCGAAACCTCGGACTTAGTAAATCCGTCCTTAGTAGTTTCAACTATGGCACCATAAATTTTCTGTTTTCCAGTAACGATATTAGTGGATTTCACTTTTTTTGCTTTTTTACTTTCTGAACCGAATTTCCCATAGTTAGGATGTTCGCCCCCTGAAATATGGTTAATCAATCCGTGTTTATAAGCGTGAATTGTATTTTCCTGAACTGTTACCCACTCTAAATTATTGATAGAATTATTCAATTTATTGCCATCAATATGATTAACTTGAGGCAAATTATTTGGATTATCAATAAAATGAGTAGCGATAAGTCTGTGAAGGTAAAATTGTTTCTTTTTTTTATGGATAGAAAACGTTACCCTGTAATACCCATTTTGTGCGATATCTGGTTTTAAAACCTTACCTTTCCAAGTTCTAGTTCTGCCCCTTGGGTCTGTTTGTGTTCTGTCCTTACTTCTTACAATTCCTTCACTTGAAATCTCATAATATTTTTCGTAACCTTTAACATCTTTAAACATAATAGTACCACCTTTTCTTATGATACTATTATATCACAAATTTGGAATTAAGTATAACCGCACCGCTTCGATTTACGTATCAATAGTAAATCTACTTCCATTAGGAATAGTCGTTACACTTTTCACTTTCGTGACTTAGCACGGGATTGTCATAGGCTTATAGCCCTTAGAGTTTCCCCGTTAGCAAGCGATGGCATATCGCTCACACCCATGATTAGGTTCAATGCGTTTTGAGCGGACTAATAGTTTATCCGCCATTTGAACAAGTGCTTTATCAGCATATTGGGCGGCCTTTTCTGTATCACCGCCTAAACCTTGAAGCAATGTAGCAGAAAATGACGTAACTTGTTGCATATAGTCATTCGCACTTACACCGGCAGTTTTGAAAGCCTTGTTTGCGTTTGAGATAACGCTTGCGCCTTTCTCTTCCATGGTGTCGTACATTTTTTGCGCTTCTTGAGCCGTGATATTGTACTTCTTAGCAAGTTGAATAGCGCTCGTCCCGTTGTCTTTGAATAGCGTTTCGACACCACCTAGGCTTTGCTCTAGATCAGCGTAGGATTTTACAATTTTAGTAACTCCTGCAACCGCTGGGGCAGTCAATCCGGCAGTCAATCCAGTTCCTAGCTTCATAGCAGAAGCGCCAAAAGATGAAAGACTGTCGCTTATCTTGTCAAGACTTGCAGATGTCTGCGATTTCAAATTTTGAATAGACGTTTGCGCTTGTTTTAAACCGCTAGAAAAATCAGTTACATTAGCTTTTAAAACGGCGGTAACGTCAAAATTTGCTCCCATGAGTTACCCCCTTTCTTTTAATGATTGATTGAGCCGTCTGTTTCTATCAGCTAAACTCAATCGCTTGTTGTCTTGTTTGACTTCATCTTTCTTGAAAATCTTGTCAAACTCGTTTTTGTGATTGTAAAAATCGTCAAACGTCCTATACGCTGATTTTGCGCTCTTGCCTTTTCCTTTGGTTGCCTGGACTGTTTGATTGAACCATGCTTGAATTGCTGAATTATATCGTCTATCTTCTTGCTGAATGAGAAAAGCAGTATTATAGATTTCAAATTCTTCTAGCGTGGTTCGTGATGCTTCTTGGAACGTCATATTGTGTCTAGCTATGAGCAAGGCTATCGCTTCATCATAACCAAAATCTGAACCTTGATTATCCCTTACTCGACTAGGTTCATTGCTTTTTTGAGTAGGGGAGATGCTTTTAACTCGTTCACGATTTCAGTAATCGTCTTGTCGTATTCATCGTTCAAAATCAAATCTTCCAAGAATTTTTCGATCGCTTCATTGCTTGGTTTTTGTGCTTCGGTTACTGTTCCGGCTTTGATGATATCCACGAAAGCCATTGGATCGTTAAGCGCTTGTCCAGCGTTGAGCAATGTCATTGCACCGTAACCAGTTTTAATGCCTTCCAATTCTGCTGAATGAAGCTTATTCATTTCTCGCAAAAATCCAAGTCCAAAGCGTAAAGTGTAATCACGTTCTCCAATTTTTAAAATCATGTTTCAATTTCTCCTTTAAGTAAAAAAATAAAGGGCAAATGAATGCCCTTGTAAATACCACTATTAAACCGGAACGCCTGATCCGTCTGTTTCTTTTTCAAGTGTGTGGTAGTTGTATTGTGCGCTTGCGACTGCTTGTTTTTGTGTTTCTGTCAACTTATCTGTATGCAAGATACCGTTTCCGTCAATAGCGACTTCATAAGACAATTCAACCTTGTCGTCTGAAGGTGCTGACAATTCAAAGTTCTTGAAGTAGCCTTGATAGTATTCTACATCGTACTTATCAACACCTTCAACTTGTTTCTTACTTGCAAGGTCAACAATCCAGCATTCGATTTTATCGTTTGCTTTAAACCATTTGCGCATTTCTTTCCACATATTCACCGTGTCGCCATCTTCACGGTAAGCAAGAGATTTGAACTCTCCGCTTGTTTCTCCGTCTGAAATAGAGTTAACGACACCGTCTTTAGTTTTAGTGCTCTCTACGTTCTTTTCTTGCTTGATAGAAAGTTCAGATTGGAAGCGTACCTTGCCCGCATCTTGTTTTGTACGGTCTGCGTAGCGACGGAAAAAGGCGATAACGTCTTTTCCCAAAATTAAATCTGCCATTTATTATTTCTCCTTTTTTGTGTAATTAAAAGTTAAATCCAGCACGATATGAAGTAACGGCTGGACATCTGTATTATCTGCGATGACTTGTTTTTCTGTGTTTCGATGATTGAAGTTATACTCATACCCATCTTTCAAATGTTTCAATACATTCTCAAGGTAGGCTGAAATGTTGTCTATTTTGGCTCTATCCGCTCGTATTCCGTAAATATGGACTGTTTGCCTTGCTGTACCAATCAAGTCGTTGTTAGGCGTATCTGAACCGTTATTTTCTCCGACATAAACAAATGGATATTTTGCGTCAGCTTCGGGCAAATAATCGTATGTATCAACCC